AAACATAACCCATATTAAGAGAATCAACTGAAGTAGCCATTGAATTCATATCTTGGCCTGTTTGTCTAGCAAAATCAGTTGCAGCCTTGTCTACTTCTTTAAACCCATTTATTAATGCCCCAAATATTACTGTAGGATCCATTAATGCTCCCCCAATATTTGTAAATGCTGATTTTACACCAACACCTAAAACCTTCATTTTACCCCCTAAAGCACCTGCGGATTTTTCTCCTCGTGCAATGGCATCTGCCATCTCTTGCATATCAGCAGTTACTTCCTCTAATCCTAAAGATGATGCAAATTTTCCTCCTAATTGGTTTAGACCTTTAAGCAATCCTCCTCCTATGCCCATTAACCTATTAGATTCTTTACGTATTATTACTTCTTCGTTTAACTTTTCAAGAAACTCTTCTTCAATTCTAAAGCCTTCTTTTTTTGCTTTAATTAAATTTGCTTCTTCTTCTGTGATTTTTCCATTGGCGGCTAAACTTTTGAGAGTTGCATCAAATGCGGCACCATTTAATTTCATTAAATCTGCACCTGTTTTTGCCCTAAGTTTATCAAGTTGTAAAGCGTCTGCTCTATTTTTAATTTCCTCAACAGATGATTGAGCTTGTTTTTGAAGTTTATCTAATTGATCGTCTTTTAATCTATTTATACCAGCTTCTTGATCTGATAATTTTCTTGCTATAGAGTCAAGTTTTGTGTATTCTTTTCTTGCATCTTTTAGATTATTAGTTTGTTTACCTAACTCAGAAGCAATAGAACGAAGAGTTTCTCTATAATCATTAAAAGAGGTCCCTAAATCATTAGCCGCTTTAGTACTATCTTTTAAATTTTTATTTAAATCTTTTGCAGATTTATTAGCGTCGTTTAAATTTTTTCCTAGTCCATCAGCCATTATAAGGGCATTTTGTTATAAATATTAAAAAAATTAGCCTTTAGCCCGTTTTGTTGAATAAGATGGCTTATTAGTATTGCCTTTAGACATAAAATCAGGAGCTTGTACCATACCATCAGAACCGATAACTGTGGATGTACCTTTACCTCCTGCTTGTGCTTTTTTCATTTCGGCTGCTTCTTTTTCATAGTGTTCATTCATTTTAGTAAAAATAAAATTTCGCAACCATATAGGCATATTGTATATAGTGTGGAAGTCATAACCTCCTTTTCCATGGAATACTATCTCATGGATTTGATTAAATAGAGAGTATCTATACCTCTGCGTCAGGCCAAAAAAAGTTAAGATTAATAGGTATAGTAATGTCCTCCTCGCCACTACTAGTATCTATTGTAACATCTAAATTGACGTCGGGTTGTGTATCTGCAATATGTTTTCTTAAAGCTCTAGAATCCATAGCTAGTAAATAAGTATCAACAAATTCTCTTATTGTTTTTTTATCTTCTTCTCCATCTACAGATACTATCATATATTTTAATCTTGTTGATAGTTCTCGGCTTTCTTTTTTATTTACCTTTTTTAATCCTCTGATTTCAGCTGAGATTTTTTTCTCATCATTTGCAGTTAAGATTTTATATTCAATTTCTGTTTTTGAATTAGGAAGTGTAAATGAAAATCTATTTTCACCTTTTGTTATAGAGCTTTCATCAAATTCTTTATTATCTATAACACTTAAATCTACTTCTATTTCTTCTCCTTTGTATTCAAATTTATAATCTTTACCATATCCTAAAACTCTAGCAGCTATAAGTAATGCGTTTTTATCGCCAGTAATTAGATCATTATAGTTTATATCGGATACTATAAGTGATTGCAGTAACTTGTCTAATACTGTGCCTGCTTCGATATATGATTGGTTGGTTAGAATATCTTCCTCCTTAGCAGTCATATACTTCATTTCTACTTTTCCACTTGATAAAGTATTGTCTTCAGGATAAATAAGACCTTTTGATGGTAGGTCTATTGTTTCGGTTGGAAACTTGTGTTTCTTATTTTCCATATCTTTTATTTATGATAACTTTAATTATAATAATACATATTGAATATAAAAAAAAGCTTGACGTAAGCCAAGCTATTTTTAAAAAATATTTAATATTTGTTTTAGAAGTTTAGTACAGCGTAATCCATTGATATAGTCATAGCAATAGTTTGAGCTTCAGCACCTGTATCCCAATTAAATCCTTTAAATGCTGCATCTACTATAAATGCTCCTTTAATTACCCATTCTGATACTACATCACCTACTGGGCCTAATACATTAATAGTTAAATCTTTCTTATAGAAATCAGAATAACCATCTCTACCTGTTACAGATTCGTGATGTAATCTTACCCACTCCATTACTGCTTGAGCACCTGATGGTGTAATTGGATCATAAAGAGTCATACTTAAATTGTCCCATACTGATTTCCCCTTAACTTTTCTTTCAACATTAATGTGATTTAAAGTTACTACTTCTTGTGTTATTTTCACTTCTCCTATTTCTTTTATCATGTATGAAGGAATTCCATCTACATACATAATAAACCTATTTGCCTGTTTTGGTTCAAATGCTGTGAAAAATATTTCGTTGGGATTAATTACTGCCATTTTGTTTTATATTTTTATTCTATTATAAATATCTAATTTTTCAATTTTTATGCCGGGAAAGTAGCTCCTGTTGGTAAAATGTTGAAATCTAAATATATAAACTCAGCTGTTTTAGTTGGCTGAACATATATTTGTCCAATTAGTTCATTTCTATCAATAACATCTGGTGTGTTGTTGCTATCATCCATTACTACTTTAAAGGCAAATAAACCTTGTCTTTGTTGTACACTTTCTAGATATGGGTTAACTTGTCCTAAGAAATTATTTCTTGTAGCTGCTGTATTTTGTTCAAATACTAAATTATCTGCTACTTGTGAAATGAAATTTTTAAGTGCTATTAATAATCTTCTAACATTTACTCTATCTAAAGCACTAGCTTGAGTTTGTAATGTTTTCTGACCAAATACTACTACTCCTCTTCCTGGGAATGTAGCTAATGGATTAACTTTACCTACATATAAAGTATCTCTATTAGATTGTGTTAATTTTCTTTCAGCTTGTCTTACTGTACCTAATCCACCTCTATTAATACCTGCAGGTGCAAACCATGCTTCTGCTGTTGCATCATTTGATGCATATACTCCTGGTATTAAAGTTGAAGCTGGAACCCATACTAATTGTCCTGTACTTGGATCAGTAACTTGACACCAAGGCCAATATGCAGCTGCATATGATGAATCTATATCTTTTGCTCCAGCAACGGCATTTGCTATTGTTTTTCCATAAGGTAATAAATCTATTACTGCGATTGCATCTCCTCTACTAGAAACAACACTATTTAATTGGTTTATCTCTGTAGTATGTTCGCTTGAATTTAATCCTGGTACTGAGATAACATTATATCTAAAATCATCTTTATTTCCTAATAAATTTATTGCATCTGTATAATCATCACCAACTAATCCTTGAGTATTTACTCCTATATTATCATACATTTCATTTGCTGTTGTAGCATCAATAGTACCTGTAGCTCCTTCAAATGCTCCTGCTTGTGCTAATGGAATAGAATCTACATATTTAGCTTTTGCAATTCCATCATTATCAAAATAGTTTGGAGTTTTTGCTATTACACTTTTTACTCTTACATATCTTGAAGAATTAGAGAAATTACCTGTTATTTGTAAATATGGTTCTGAAGTAGAACTATCTCTTAATGTAGTTGTTTGATCACCTAATACTCTAGCTATATATCCCGATGATTTTGGATCTAATGATAATCCTGTATAAGTTTCTAATACTCTTTTAGATTTAGTATTATCATCTCCTCTTCTAATTAATAATGAGAATGTACCTGATCCTGTATCTGGGTTTGTAATTTCGTATCTTAAATTTTGAGAAGTACCATTTGCTAAAGCTCCTTTAACTGATTCAGAACCTGAACTATTCATTATTGCTCCTTGTGATAAGGTTTCTAATTCAAAAGCAACTTGATCCGTTATGTCTGCATCTACTAGTTTAACTACTAAATCAGTACCTGTACCCCCTAAATCTCCAGATGTAACTGTAATTGTATCTCCTACACTATACCCAGTTCCAGATCCTGTTGATACTACTGCTGTAGTTAAAGTATTAAGATCTTGAGTTTCTAATGCAATTACAGTATCATCTCCTCCTGGTAGTAAAGCTCCTAATGATTGGGATGGAATTGTAAATGACTCAGCTGTATATCCTGTTCCTGTTTCTAAAACGACTGCTGTAGTTACAGTACCTGTTGCATCTACTGTAACAGTAGCTTCTGCTCCTGTCCCTGATGAACCAGTTAATCCAACAGGATAACTTCCTACTGAACCTGTTCCTGCAACTGCCACCAACATATCAGCACCAACTAAAGGAGAAGTTCCTTTAACTCTAGTAATATTTAATTTTGTTCCACTACCTGCTGATGAATTTCCTACATCATTAAAACTACTTGCAGTACCATTATCTGGGGAACTAATAACAGAAGCAAGTAAATTTGTTCCTTCTGGAATATTACCTGATTCATTATTATTTAAAATTGGTGTACTTACAGCTGATGAAAATGAACCAGAAACAACTCTAGTTACTAATAATGTATTACCTCCTCCTTGGAAATAATTAAATGCTGATATACTTGTGAAGTATGAATACTCATCATCTCCTATTTCTATTTCACCTCCAAAAGTAGCTAAGTACTCAGAGTAACTTGTAATCAGAGTAGGTCTCATAACAGGTCCTAATACTGTTGGACCTATAATAGCTGCTCCAGCTTGAACTGGACGTGATGTAATTTGGGATTCATCTTGCTCTCTCGCTAATACCCCTGGGGAAATTAATGTTTCTGCCATTGTGTGTTATTTTTATGATAAATATGTCAAAATTTTTTAAAAGTCTATTTTGTAGGTAAAAACTCACCAGAATCTAATGATATGGATCCTTCGCCATATTTATCTTCTAATTTTTTTGCCAAAACTGATTCTTCTTTTTGTAAATTTAAAAGGTTTTCTTTTAATTTATCTTTTTGGATTTCTAAATTCATTATTTGAATTTCTATATTTCCTATTGTTGTCGTTAAATCTGTAAAATTTTGTCTTAATACTTTTAATTTACTGATTTCTTCTTTTTCTAAAACTTTTTTGGTTTTTTCCATGGTTATAAATATTGGTTCTTTTGTTAAAAATTGGTTTTTTATTAATTAATATATAATATTTTTTTATGTATTCAAAATATGAAAATAAATTAAACATCCATTTCTGTTCTCCATACTGAAGTTATAAAAAAATCTTCAGTTGTTGAAGTTGGATCTGTATTGAATTGTATAGACATAACACATCTCTCAAATGGGCTATATTCAGTAGGAGCGTTAAAATCTGATGATGTTAATACTATTGCCGTTTGAGGACCATTCCCATCATTAGGATTTGTTGATGCTGTAATGTTAGTGATAGTTGCTGCCGCCACATTTTGTATCCCTTGACTACCATTTGGATGTTTTCGTAATCTTATCGTAGCCGTAGCTGAAGTACCACCAGTAAGATTATTTAAGTTATCAAATCTTACCACCAATTTACTTAGGGACATACTATAAGGAGTTAAGTAACTTACTATATTAGATGTAGAAGTGGATTGTTCTGATTGATCTGACCAAGGAAAATATATCTGATCTGTCTGCACATCATCATTAAAATTATGTATAAAAATAGGGTAATTTATAAATGTTTCTGTTGGTTCTAAATAAGCAATTGAACCTGTTCTTGCTGTTATATCTCCACTTGAACTTATATTGCCTGAAGATGTTACATTTCCTCTTATTATAAAATCATTTGCAGATGAGGCGGTTAAAGCTGTTATTGCACTTGTTATACTTCCATCTAAAAATGATGCTGTTAGAGCATTTGTTGCATATGAAGCAGTACCATGAAAGTTAGAAGCAGATATAAATCCACTTGCACTTATGTTAGATGCTGTTATGTTTATAAATGGTTGATCTATACTAGAAGCTAAAACATATGAAGCTGTTTGAGCTGTTTCAACATATGAAGCTGTTAATGAAGTACCATGTAATGATCCTGTAAATCCTTCACTAGCACTAATATTTGAAGCAGTAATATTAGTTACTTCAATAGAAGGTTTAAATACTAATCCCCCTGCATTATCTGCAAAACTTGAAGATACTTCTTTTCTAATTTCAACTGATGCTGAAAATGCATATGATGCAGTTAAAGCATTTGTTGCATATGAAGCAGTACCATGAAAATTAGAAGCAGATATAAACCCACTTGAACTAATATTACCTGATGAGGTAACATTTCCAAATAATTCTATTGATTGTGAGGAATCAACTACTTCAATACGAGTTTCATTCCCACCTGCATTTATATCACCAAGTTTAACGGTTGGTGAATCTATTTTAATTTCTCCACTGGTAAGTGTTCTAAGTTCAATATAATCTTGATTCCCATTTATATCTATAAAATAACCAGTAGTTTCAACATCTATATCTCCTAAAATTTGTCTATTACTATCAGCTTGGAAAAATCTAGCTGATCCTTCTGAAGCTGTTATTGAACCTGTAATTATAGTATTAGTATTAACCCTAAATCCTTCTGTTTCTGAGATTGAGGCGGTTGCTGTTCCACTAGCAATTTGAGATAAATTAAGTCCTGTTATTGCACTTGAAGGAATATTTGTTAACCCATTACCACTACCTTTAAAAGCACTTGCTGTTATATCTCCACTTGCACTAATGTTAGATGCAGTAATATTAGTTACATGAATTGATGGAATACCAATTAAGCTTTCTGCTTTAGAAGCAGTATCAGCATAACTTGAAGATATTTCTTTTCTAATTTCAACTGAAGCTGATATAGCATAAGAAGCACTTATAGCATATGAAGATGTTAATTGATTTATAGTTCCTGGGGTTCCTGAAAATTGAGAAGCAGATATATGACCACTTGCGCTCATGTTTGAAGCAGTTAAATCTCCTACTAAATCTAAATTTCCAGCACCTTCTGCATTTACTGTTAACTTCTTTGCAGTGAGTGCAAATCCAGCTTGTCCTGCTAAATTTCCTTTAAATGAGCTAGTTATAGAACTAGCATTAATTGAACCTGTTACCTGTAAATCATTTGTTGTGGCAAAGAATGAACCTGTTTGTTTAAAAATTCCACTATCTCCCGATCCTGTATCTATGATTAAATCAAATGAATTTCCATTTCCTTTTTCAAAAGTTATAGTGTTTAGATTAACTGATGCTGTTAGTAAATTTCTTAATGATAAAGAAGAAGTGGTTGCTAATGAAGCAGTACCATGGAAATCAGAGGCTGATATAAAACTACTTGCACTTATATTTAAAGCTTCTATTGTATTTACATTAATATTTATTCCTTTAACTAATCCTGCTGCAGAACTAGCATAAGAACTAGAAACTGCATTTAAAACATAAGAAGCAGTAGTTGCTAATGAAGCTGTACCATGGAAATCAGAGGCTGATATATGACCGCTTGCACTTACATTACCATTTACAGTAATAAGATTATTTACTGTTAAATCATTATCTACTGTTAAATCTTCAAAAGGTTGTTCTATATTTGTTGCTACAATATATGATGCAGTTGATGCAGTTGATGCATTTAAAGCATTTGTTGCATATGAAGCTGTGCCATGAAAGTTAGAAGCAGATACATATTGACTTGCACTTATATTTAAAGCTTCTATTCTATTTACATTAATATTAGGATTAAATATTAACCCTCCAGCATTGTCTGCATAACTTGAAGATATTTCTTTTCTAATTTCTACTGAAGCTGAAAATGCATATGATGCTGTTAAAGCATTTGTTGCATATGAAGCAGTTAAATTATTTTCAACTCCTGGTTCTCCTGTAATTGACCCAGTTACTGTTAAAGACCCTGATATTGAAATATCATAATCATCTGCCCCTGTGAAAGCATCTACAGATTGTGATACCTGGAATGGTAAAACAGGTTGATTTAATTGGATGCCAGTTTTGGAAAGTTTCTTAGCCATTTAATTTTTATTATAAATATGTCAATGTTTAATAAAATTAATTTTTAATTAGCAACTACCTATAACACCTACTTCTCCTGCTGTAGTTGCACTTATTCTTAAATAAAAAGGATCTTCTTCACTATCTATAAATTTGTAAAAATAACCTGCTAATAATGGAGTAGTTCCACTACTATCCGAATAAACCATATCCCCAACAACAGGAGTATCCCCACTTCCATTATGATAAGCTGCATCTTCACAAGATTCTAAAGAACAAACTATTTCTTCCCCACTTCTAGTATCATTTCCAGCAGAGTTATATGAAAAAACTTTTAAATTACTATAACCATAAAATTCAGATATAGCATCAGGAGTTGTAAACCCTGCTGTATCACTAAAAGCCCGAAGAGATTGGTCTCTAACAGATGCATCTAGCTCTATTCTAATATCGTTTAAACTTAAGGGTCCTGTGGATGGTAAGGTCATTATTTAGATTTTTTTAGCTCTTCTATTTCAGCTTTAAGTTCTTTAATAGACTCAATTAATAAGGGTACTATTTTTTCATATCTAACTGCTTTATAACCACTATCTCTTGTAACTACTACTTCAGGAAGTACTTTTTCTACTTCTTGTGCTAACACCCCTACATCATGTCCCTCAAATGAATGTACTTCTTTTCTCATTTTTTCATCTGTAACTTTCCAATCAAATTCTATACCTCTTATCTGAGATACTTTATCTAAAGCATTTGGGATAGGCTTGATATACTTTTTTAATCTTTCATCAGATGTTGCAAATGCTACTACATCATTAGATGCTACAATTTTACCATTTGTTGTGTTAGCAGCTGCATTTGAGCCTACTCTTAAAGCACCATTTATAAAAGCTGTTGTACCATCAAATGTAAAGTTTGATTCTACTGTCCCAGATGTTCCTGAACTATCAAAAGTCATTAAACCATTATTAGTAGTACCTGAAAAATAATCAAATCCTACTGTAACATCATTTAAAACACCTGAGGAAACAGCTGTCATAGAAAAAGCATTATCATTAAAAATTAAAGCATCAATAGGAGTATTAGATATATTGGTAGTTCCTAATTTAATTTTTTGAAATGCAAGTGAATTACTACCCCCATATGATCCTGTCATATGAATTCTTCCCGTACCTGAATCTATTGTTAATACATTTGTACCTGTATTTACTGATCCTGCTGTATTAACCCCTGCAAGTGAAACATTTGCCGATCCAAGAGTTATTTCTTGGGATGGAGCTAAAGCAGTAGATACACCCACAGTAATATTAGACCAATTTTGAGAATTTGCAAAATAGACGCCAAAATCTTTAGAATTTATTGAAGAAGTACTATTTATATTATAACCACTAGGACCCCCAGGATTTGCTTCATATTTGTTTGCTATTACATCTCCACTAGCAGTTATATTACCTGAGGATGTTATATCTCCTGTTATTCTAGTATCACTTAAAATTAATGTATTATTTGCTTGAATTGAAAATCTTTGTGAACCATTTCTAAATATTTCAATTTGATTGCCCCCACCCATTGACATATAATTATTAGGAATACCATTATCTTGATCAAAATAATATTTTCCTTGAGATGGTACTCTAAAATCATTTGCTATTATATCTCCACTTGCACTTAATGCTATATTTGCACTTGATGTTATTGGATTATTTGTTATGGATCCATTATCAGTTACTGTTTGTAAAGTTCCTATACTTCCTCCTCCTCCTCCACCTATTGCATTTGAAGCCGTATAGAAAAATTTACCTGTGTCAGTATCATAAAGAGCTACGTTACTAACAGAACTATTTTCTGAACATGAGGCAAATAAATGTCTACTTGCACTTAAGTTACCTTGAAATGCTGAAGATCCGTTTACTGTTAAAGTATGATTAGTTAGCGGAGAATTAGTTCCTATACCAAAAGTCATATCACTACTACCAGCATCATCCGTAATAAATCCTGATGATAGTCCACTACCTTGACCAAATATTTTTAATCCTGCACCTTTAAGATCTCCACTTGCACTTATTTTACCTGCAGTTGAAATACTACCAGATCCTGTTACATTACCATAAAATATTATGGGCCTAGATGCTGCATCTCTATTAAATCGTATAGCATCCCATTGAGCTTCAGGATTAAGAGTTAATTCGCTTATTGTGCTAATATAAGTATCTATAGCTGATTTTTGATCTATAATAAGTTTACCAGCTGATACGTCTCCACTAGCGGTTATGTCTCCACTAGCGGTTATGTCTCCACCAGCGTTAATATCACCATTTGCTACATTTAAAGATTTAGCATTGCTAATCCTTACATCTCCCGAAAAATCATGTAGTTGAGTATTTGTTGTTGTACGACCATAAGTAAAACCATCCCAGTTTGCATCATTTCCAAATTCTAAAGTATTTGATTTTACACCAAGTGATTTAGAGTCTTGCGTGTAATATTTATCAGCATATATATCCCCACTTGCACTAACATCGTTATTAAAAATAGCTGATCCAGCATCTGACATATCTAAAGTAAGAGCTGTTATGTTTACACTATTATCTACTCCTCTAAAAATAATATCTTTGTTATTTGTTTCGGATTTAATAACAAAGTCAGAAGTATCTCTTTTAAATCTTCCAAATGCAGTTGCATTGCCTTGAAGAATAATATCATTACCAACTGCATTTAATGTTAAATCATCATCAGACTTTAAAATGGGACCTAAAAAATTTACAGTTGTACTTATTTTTCCATTTGTAAAAAGACCATCCTCAAAAAAAGAACTAGAAACATCACCCCCAGAGTGTCTAACAATTGTGTCTATATCATCATCACTACTATTTATTACTATTGCATTAGGAGTACTATCATATGATATGTTACCCTCACTACTATTAAGACTTAAACCATTATTTAATTGAACTGTGTTTGTTGTGCTAGCACCATTATCTGTTACTTGTTGTAAATTTAAATCTGGGAAATTACCATGAAAATTAGAGGCTGAAATATCACCACTAGCTGATATATTTGAGGCTGTTATGTTTCCTAAAACTGCATCACTGCCTGATACAATTACTTTTTTCCAATTTGGCATAATACTTTTTTATTGCGGTTGGTTACTCAATATGAGCCCACTTCCCTAAGGGGCCAACAATTTATTATAAATATCAACCTCTATTTAGAAGGTTTACGTCCTCTAGTAGGTTTTATTTCTTCTTTTGGAGTTTGTTGAGACGGACCTTGTTGAAGTTTAGTGATGTGTTTTTCTACTTTATTTTGTAGTGCTACCATTAATCTAGCTTCCGATCCTTTTATATGTACAGTTTCTAAACCTTGTCTTAAAACTGTTAATTCTGTTACATTAAACATAACTATTTATCCTTTTTAAATTGAACTTGATATTGGTTTTGGAGTTTAATTACTAGATTATATATAGGTTCTATATCAGCACCCTTAAAAGTACTTTCAGCTACTACTTTTAGTAGTACTTCAATCTCCTTACCTGTTAGTTGATTTACATCAGGTTTTGGAGGAGTGACTTTAGATTGAGCTTTTGTAGCAAGATTACTAGATTTAAACCCCATTTTTAAAACTTTTTTTAATTTTGAAACTATTGACAATAAATATAATATAAAGGATTAGCTAATCCAAGTTATTTTAGGCATAAATCCAAATTTCTTCATCATTAGTAACTAAAACATTACCTTTATGCTCCATAGTAGAAGTAGTTCCACTAGATACATTTGGGCTGGTACTATTAGCTGAGGCTGAAGTTAATCCCATAAAAGCATCAGCTGTAAAGTCTGCAGTTGATAAAGCACTAAATGCTGAATCAATACCCCATCTATCAGAACTATCTTGATAACCAAATAATTGACCTACGTTTTGAGTATTTTCTGTTTGGATTACAATACCACCTTGATTACCAGAGGTAGAACCAGAATTTAATAAAATATATCTATCTTCAACAAATAATGTTTGAGTATTTTGGAAAGAAGCAGTACCATTAACTATTAAATCACCAGGAACAGTTACAACAGTACTACCATCAGTTTTTCCTAAAGTAAGAGCATTAGTATCATTTGTGATTGCACTATCTACAAATTTACCATCAGTATCATTCCATTTAACTATTGTATTATCAGTTAAGAAAGCTGCTCCAGAAACTGATATATCAACAGCTGAGCTACCATTAAAAGTAAAAGTTCCTAAACCACCACCTGCTGTGTTTGTTAAATCATTTTCTAATTCAGAAGCTGTTATATTTGTTAAATCTGATCCGTCACCTGCAAATGAGCCTGTAAATGAACCTGTAAAACTATTACCAGTAAGTGTACCTACAGAACTAGAAATTGCAATTTCATCACTACCATTGAATGTAAGTCCTCCATCACTAGCTAAACTAGCTGAAATTTCATTATTAGTTATTACAATACCTTCACCTGCTGATAAAGTTTGACTACTTCCTGCTAATGCATCTGATCCTGTTGTTTTAAGTTCACCAGTAGCATTTGCAACTACTACATTAAATTCTGTTGATTGTGGTGCGAATACTCCTAGGGCTGAGGCTGTTATACCTGCTAATTCTGCCTGACTACCTGAGACGACTACTTTTTTCCATTCTGCCATTTTTGTTTAATTTATTTTATTATACATATGTTAAAATTATTTCCTGTTATGATCCTACGTAAAGATTTGATGAAGAATACATAACTCCTCCATTTTCCGCTGTTGGGGTATATTGAAAATCTCCTAATACTGATACCCCTTCATTATTTACTTTAAAAGCATTAAAGCTTGATCCACTTTTTATTATAAATGAATCAGAAGCAGCTGAACCTGTTATTTCAAAGCTACCACTAACTCTTAATAAACCTGTTGTTTCTCCAAATGTTAATCTTGGACTTGCTCCAAAATTACCATTATCATTAAATTGAATTTCTGTGTTTGATCCTGTTGGTTCTCCTGATCCTGTTCCACTACCACTTGCAGGGTATACTAATTTCCAACTTGAATCTAAATTTGCATTATTTTCGTCAATACAAACATATATTTCTTGAGTATCTTGTTGATATACTATTAGCCCATCATAATACACACCAGTAAATGATGTTTTTCTACTAGCTGAATCTGCTACAGAAAATCTTGCATCAACTGCTCCTGCAGAGTTGACATAAAATCCATTCGGTATGGTAGTAAATACTGACATTTTAACTTACTCTAAATTCATATTCTTGTCCTGTTGTTACAACTGGTGGGTTAGGAATACCACCTTGACCTGCTTTACTAATATATATTTTATAATTATTAACTGTTGTTATATCAAATCCTGATTGAAAATTTATTCCTCCTGCATATACAACAGGACTATAAGCGCTATCATGAACCAACACATGGTGATATTTTGGTGATGCTAATGGGTTAGCTATTTCAACACTAGTTCCTATAGGATTTGGATTCCCATTTCCATAAAAATATTGTCCAGTAACTGTTATACCACCTGCTGTATGTGTTATTACTCCATTTTTTACCCAAAAATCAATATCTTCAGGATTAGATAATATAGATCCAGTATCTGAGGGTAAAAATGCTGCTGCTCTTATACTTCGAACTCTAGTATAAGTTTTTGTGGAAGATTGCATGTTTTTGATTACCAAAGGATCATTTAGTGGGTCTCCTGATGTATTAGGAGTAGCACCAGGACCATTATCTGAGTCATAATTTGCATTTGATTTAAACTGAAAAGTGTGAGTATTTGGTTCTGTTGTTATGTCTATGCTACCACTAATTTGTGTAAACCCATTTGCTACTGGAGCCATTGTTACTGGGTTAGAAGTTGATGCATCAGTTAGTTTAATAAATCTATAATTTTGATCATTTCCTCCTTTTGAAGCAGTGTATGATATGCTTCCTGTTGCCCCTACTTCTATTTTAGTACCATATATATTATAACTTCCTCCAAATTGAGATATTTGAGAAGTATCAAATGTGTTTGTTGGTTGTGATGGATTTAGTTTAGCTAGATTTAAATTTAATGTAGCGATATTAAAAACATCAAGCCCAGAAATTGCATCACTAGATGTTAATTCCATTGTAAATCTATATTCTGGATTATTAGTTTTAGATCCTGTTCTAGCAGTAAAAGTTTTTGTTAGGGCATTAGTTGGTGGTTCTGATTGTCTAGTAGCTAATAATGATGCCGAGGGAATAAGTTCTTTTAAAGAAGCACTTACAAATCCATTAGCTTGTCTATTATA